GGGGGGGGGGCCACGCGGGGAAAGCGGCGGAGCCGCGCCCCCGCTGGGGGCCCGGAATGAGGAAAGAGGAGTAGCGCTGTCAACTGTGGCACGGCGCCACAATCGCGAAAAACAGAGAACGATCGAGCAAATCGACGAGAAAGAGAGCTCCCATGAGGCGAAAGCGAATGAGCAAGCGGCAGAGCCGCAAAAACTTCCGAAAAGGCGCGAAAACCAACCGGAAGAACCTCCGGATGCGCCCAATGCGCGGAGGCTGGCGCATCTGATGGGCTGCAATAGCCCTCTCGCGGCCTGGAAGGGCCCCAAAGGCATCGCCTTCCGACCGCAGCAGGCACACACCGACATGCCCATACAGATCCCTTGTGGCCGCTGTATGGGCTGTCGAGTGGCCAAGAAGCAGGAATGGGCCATCCGCGCGACGCACGAGGCCCAGATGCACGAAAAAACCTGCTTCATCACGCTCACGTACTCAGACCAGGCCCTACCGGCCGACCTCAGTCTGAACGTCAAGCACTGGCAGCTATTCGCCAAGAAACTCCGCAACCGGCTCGGACCCTTCCGGTTCCTGGCCTGCGGAGAATACGGGGACAAGACGCTCAGACCGCACTACCACGCCATCCTCTACGGAGTGGACTTCGCGGAAGACCGCGAGCCCTGGAAGGAACGAGGCGAACACCAAACCTGGCGGTCGCCGCTCTTGGAGGCCCTATGGACAGATGCCGACGGACAAAGCCGAGGCTTCCACGAAATCGGGACCATGACGTACCAATCAGCGGCCTACGTGGCGAACTACGTCACGAAAAAGAAGACCGGCGACCAGGCGGTGACGTACGAACGCACGGACATCTACACAGGGGAAACATGGACAGTCCAACCGGAATTCGCAGTCATGAGTCGGCGCCCTGGCCTGGGAAAAGAATGGTTCTCGAAATACTGGCGAGACGTCTATCCGAGCGACGAGGTCGTGTTAGGTGGGAAGCGATTCCGCCCACCGAAATACTACGATGGCTTGATTCAGAATCAGGACGAGAAGCTCTGGGCGAAATTGCGACAGAAACGACAGGAGAACGTATCCGCGAGATCGTACAAGCAGAATGTCGCGAGAGACGCGATCGCAACAGCAAAGGCAAAACTATCGGATAGGAAGCTATGAACAAACAGAACGCACTGCGGACAATCATCCTCCTCCTAGCCAGCGCCCTCGGCTGGCTGGCAAACCAACTAGGAATGAACTGACATGGAAAAGATCGTCGTCTGTATCCGAGACGCCAAGGCAGAAACCTACGACCAATGGATGGTCTACCGAACACCAAACGAAGCAATCCGAATGTTCTCGGACGCCGTCAACCAGGAGGGAAGTCTCCTGCATTCGCACCCGGAAGACTTCTCCCTCTACTACGTCGGGGACTGTGAAGGCCTGGACGGCACCGTCAACGGAATCGAACCGACGTGCATCGCACGCGGAATCGACGTCCTGAAAACTCCCCAGGAATGGGGCGACCTCAAGAAAGTGAGCAACGATGAGTAAAGTACGAGCCGCGACAGTCCAGAACCAAAGCCAATTCGCACAGGCGCCAGCACCAGGCGTCCAACGATCCTCATTCGACCGCAGCCGAACGCTGACGTCGACATTCGACTCCGGCGACCTGGTGCCGATCTTCGTCGACGAAATCCTACCTGGCGACACGATGGTCTGTACGCCAAAACTGTTCGCTCGGATGGCCACACCGATCTACCCGGTGATGACCACACTCTTCATGGAGACGTTTTTCTTCTTCGTGGCGAACAGGCTCGTATGGGATGGACGAGACGGACTCGGGTCCTGGCAGAAATTCATGGGCGAGCAAATCGACCCGGGAGACTCGACGGACTACCAAGTCCCGGTCGTCACAACTCCAGTCGGGGGACACCTGAACGGGTCACTCTACGACTACATGGGAGTGCCGACACAGGTCAACATCGACGACATCGCAAACCTTCACGGGCGCGCTTACAACCTCATTTACAACGAATGGTTCCGCGCGGAAGACATCCAGGACAGCCTGGTCGTCGACACCGACGACGGACCCGACTCCGCAAGCGACTACGTCGTCGTCAAACGGGGCAAGAGACACGATTACTTCACAAGCTGTCTGCCCTTCCCACAAAAGGGAGACGCAGTCGAGCTGCCGCTCGGATCCTCAGCACCAGTCACCGGAACCGGAGCGCCGACGTTCGACCCGGGAACATCCGGGCCAGCAAATCAGGTCCTAAACGCAGCAACGGTGCCCGATATCGTGCAGCTCGCGACCAGCGGCAGCACGGGCACCCTAACATGGAACACGCCGAATCTAGTCGCGGACCTTTCGGCCGCGACGGCATCGACCATCAATGCAATCCGGCTCGCGTTCCAAACTCAGAAGGTACTCGAGCGCGACGCTCGAGGAGGCACGCGCTACCAGGAGCTAATCAGAAGCCACTTCCAAATCACGAGCCCAGACGCCCGACTCCAGAGGCCCGAATACCTCGGAGGCTCAAGCACCGTCGTCAACATCAATCCCGTGGCACAGACGTCAGAAACAACGAGCGGAGATCCGCTAGGCGGCCTAGCAGCCTTCGCCACGGCCTACTCCGACGGAAGAACCTGGAAAGCCAGTTTCACGGAACACGGCGTCATAATCGGGCTCGTGAACGTGCGAGCAGAGTTGCTCTACCAAGAGGGAGTGGACCGGATGTGGTCCCGTTCCGAGAGGTTCGACTTCTACCTACCGGCATTCGCTCACCTCGGAGAACAGGAGGTCTACAAAAAGGAGCTCTACGCCAACGGAAGCGCAACGGATGCCGAAATTTTCGGATACCAAGAGAGATGGGCCGAGTACAGATACGCCCAATCGAAGGTGACCGGGAAGATGCGATCCAACGACGCACAGAGTCTGGACCCGTGGCACCTGGCGCAGCAGTTCGGCGGACACCCGACGCTCTCAGACCTCTTCATCGTCGAGTCGCCGCCGATCGACAGAGTGATCGCGGTGCCCACGGAACCCGAATTCATCCTCAATGCAGCATTCCAGGTCAAGCACGTCCGGCCGATGCCCACCTATTCGGTGCCCGGACTGGTGGACCACTTCTAATGTCGTGGGAAGCAGCAATCGGAGCACTCGGGGGACTCGCCAGCACCGGCATAACGCAAGGCGTCGGGAACTTCTCCAGCGGCCAAGCCTGGTCGAGGCAGAAACGCGTCCTCCAAGAGGGGGTGCGCTGGAGGTTCAACGACCTACGCGCAGCAGGCATCAACCCAATCCTGGCAGCGGGATACGGCGGAGCCAGCGGCAGCGTTCAACAGATGCCCGTCGCCGACTTCGCGGGAGGAATGACGGGCCTAGCAAGAGCAGGGACAGAAGCGGGACTAGCAGGACCAGAGAAAAAAAAGCGCAAAGAGCAAACTCAGCAGGTTCGAGCGCAAACAGGGGTCCTCAACAAGCAGAAAGACGCACTACAAGCAGAAATCAACAACAAGAACGCAGACACAGCCCTAAAGGGACAAGCACAGGCCCTGGCATTCCAACAAACAATCGCGACAGCAGAACAGGCGAGGGCCAACGCTGCAAACGCAACGCTCTCAGAACTCGCGATCCCGCAAGCAGAAACCATGGCCGACATCGAGTCCTCCGAATTCGGCCAATGGCTTCGAAAAATCGAACGAGGAGCCAGCACAGCAAGCAGCGTGATCGAAGCGGTGCACCCAGTCGGCCAGCTCATGCGGATCTGGCAAGAAAACCGCAGAAACGAACGAGGAATCTGGCTGCACGAAGAGAAGGTGAGTCCACAGGGAGACGTTTCGACAACGACCAGGCGCCAAGGCCAGGTCAAGAAACCCAAGACGAGCAAGAGAGGGAGACGACGATGAGACGAGAACGAACGCCAGTCATCAGCGATTGCGCTGGACTGGAACGCACGAAACAGGCACCAGCTGGCGAGGTCAACATCAACCAGATCATGGCCCGGTACATGAAAACCGGAACGATCGACCACATCCAAAGACGACCGCCGCAGTATGGAGACTTCTCCAGGGCAACAACCCTGCTCGAAGCATGGGAAATCAACGCCCAGGCGGAAGACGAATTCAACGCCCTGGACTCGAACATCCGGAGGGCCGCGAACAACGACAAAATCCAATTCTGGCAGATGATCGCGACCGAGGAGGGAGCCCGGGCTCTGGCCGAGGCCGGGCTGGACCTGGACTTCGGCGACGAGGTCCAGGAGGAACAAGCACCAACCCCTCCAAGCCCTCCGGAAAGCGGCGGTCAGTAAATGCAATTCAGATCAAGTGAACGAATTGCAAACGGACCTCACCTCGAGACGAAGGGGAGTAGCGGGCTTGCGCCCGAGCTTTCCCCGCTCAACGGCCCAGGGGGGGGGGCCACGCGGGGAAAGCGGCGGAGCCGCGCCCCCGCTGGGGGCCCGGAATGAGGAAAGAGGAGTAGCGCTGTCAACTGTGGCACGGCGCCA